GGATCGGTCTTTCGAGGAAGAAACTAAGTTGTCTGGTTTCAGTGCCGCGCCTGTTAAGGGTGAAGGTTCTGCAATCGAGTATGACAATGCGCAAGAAGCGTGGACTGCTCGTTACACTCACGAGACCGTCGCAATGGGCTTCTCGCTCACTGAAGAAGCAATCGAAGATAACCTCTACGATTCGCTCTCTTCACGTTATACAAAGGCACTAGCCCGCGCTATGGCGTACACTAAGCAAACCAAAGGTGCTGCTATTCTTAACAACGCCTTTGCTGCCGGTACTACGTACGGTGATGGACAGTCACTATGTTCGACTGCTCATCCTCTCGTATCTGGCGGTGTAAACTCAAACACTCCTGCTGTTGCTGCTGACCTTAACGAGGCTTCACTAGAAGCTGCTGTTATTCAGATAGCTGGTTGGACTGATGAGCGCGGTCTGCTTATTGCAGCTAAACCTACTAAGCTTGTTATCCCACCTGCACTGCAATTCGTTGCTACTCGCTTGTTGGATACCGATCTTCGTGTTGGTACAGCGGATAACGACATCAACGCACTAAACAACAATGGTTCAGTTCCCGGTGGTTACACAGTAAATAACTACCTGACTGATACCAATGGTTGGTTTTTGATGACCGATATCCCCAACGGCCTGAAGCACTTCGTCCGCTCAGCTATGAGCACTAGCATGGACGCAGACTTTGACACAGGTAATAGCCGTTATAAGGCTCGTGAAAGATACAGCTTCGGCGTATCTGATCCACTGGGCATTTTCGGCTCACCCGGCGCTTAATAAGCAAAAGGTATTTAGATTGGGGGCTTCGGCCCCTTTTCTTTGTTATTTCAAGTTCCCCTTGAAATTTGGCTCGTCCTAACCGACGGGCTTTTTTTTGTTTGTGCATTACAGAAATAAGTGTTATATACTGAAAGTAATCCGGAACTAACCGGTTTATCTGACAGTTTCCGGACTGACGACATGCAGACAGATAAGCCCCATAACTCGCATGTGAGGAATTCAAAATGGCTAGAACCACATTCTCTGGACCTGTCCGCTCGTTAGCTGGATTTATCAGCGCGGGTGTTAAAAACCAAGTTATCTTAACCGCAGGCCAAACTTTGTCTGTTGAACCTGTTACTAACAATGTGACAGGCGTAACTGTTGTCGGTAATGCAGGCAAATTGAACATAACAGGCTTTGACCTTGCGGCTGGAGCAAGCACTTTAACTCTTCCACTTGTTAAAGACGCAACTCCAACCGACGCTACAGACCCCGATCAAAATAATAACTTTGGTGCGGTGATTAAAATACTTTTAGGCAACACTCTAGCTAATGATCTGGTTATTAGCTGCCAAGGTGACGACAAGCTTACTGGTACAGCCTTAATTATGGGCGCGGCAGGTGCGGTTACAGGCTTCACTACCAATGCTAATTTCACTGATGTAAACGTCACATTAAATGGCACCACAAAGGGTGGAATAGTTGACACGGTTGTCACGTTCACTTCTGTGACCGGAGACAGATGGTTTGTGGAAATGGTAGGCGTAGGCTCTGGTACAACTGTAACGCCTTTTAGCTAAAGTTTAATTTAATCAAAGACTTAGGAGACTATTATGTCTGATAAAATATTTGGAATCCCTGTAGGCGGAGCAGAAGCTCCTGTAGAAGAAGTTGTAGAAGAAGTAGTCGAAGAGTCTAGCGATTCTGAAGACGCGGCTTAGCCAATAAACTACTTACTTTTAAGGAGTAATTTATGGCTGATACAGTATCAACGCAAATAATCCAAGATGGTGGCAAACAGGCGATCATTAAGGTTACTGCGGTTGTAGGTAATACAGACGTAGTAACTAGCACAATGGTTGATGTTTCTACGTTATCGGTTGATCCGGTTAGCCGTAGAGCCTGTACTGGTGCCGTTCTGGCAAAGCTTACTTATGTCGGTGTTGGTGTAGGGGTCAAACTAGAATGGGATGCTACGGCTAACGTTCTTATCTTTGACCTGCCCGTGAACTGGACAGAAGAGTATGATTTTTCTGACTTTACAGGTATACCCAACAACGCTGGAACCGGTAAAACTGGCGACATCGTGGCAACTACAGTAGCTCCATCTGCTGGAGATACCTACACCTTTATATTTACTGTGAACAAGCAATATGGCTAAGCAAGTAGATAAGAAAGCGATGGCTTGTAATAAGCCAAGACGAACTCCGTCCCATGCTAAGAAGTCTCATGTAGTTAAGGCTTGTGAGGGTGGGAAGGAGAAAGTTATTCGCTTTGGTGAACAAGGTGCTAGCACTGCTGGTAAACCCAAGTCCGGCGAGTCTGCTAAGATGAAGGCTAAGCGCAAGTCGTTTAAGTCTCGTCACGGCAAGAACATCGCCAAAGGCAAAATGAGCGCAGCCTACTGGGCTGATAAGGTTAAGTGGTAGGAAATTATCATGGCAACTTCTGGAACTGCAACGTTTAACATGGACTTTACCGAGATTGCGGAAGAAGCGTGGGAACGTGCCGGTAGGGAAATGCGTTCTGGTTATGACCTGCGTACTGCTCGTAGGTCCATGAACCTGCTGACTATTGAGTGGCAGAATCGCGGCATTAACATGTGGACCATCGAGGAAGGTACGTTAAACCTCGTTCAAGGCACCGCCACATACGACCTGCCCGCCGATACAATAGACCTCCTAGAGCATGTAGTTCGCACAGGGGACGGTAACGTAACCACGCAGTCTGATTTAAATATCACGCGCATCAGTGTTTCTACCTACTCCAGTATCCCTAACAAATTAAGCCAAGGTCGCCCCATACAGATTTATGTAGACCGTGGAGAAGCTAACCCCTCTGTAACTGTGTGGCCTGTACCAAACCAAGGTACCGCACTTGCGCCGTTTTATGTCCTTAAGTACTGGCGGATGCGCCGTATACAGGACGCAGGCACAGGCGTTAATACCGCCGACGTTAGTTTTCGTTTCTTACCCTGCCTCGTTGCAGGACTTGCGTATTATATAGCTCAAAAAGACCCTGATCTGATGCCTAGAATACCTATGCTACAGGCCGAATATGAACGTCAATTTGAGCTAGCAGCGGGCGAAGATAGGGAAAAAGCAACGCTTAGCTTAGTGCCGCGTATACATGGCGTGAGGTAAACATGAGTTATAAGTATGCGTCTGGACAAAAGGCCATTGCAATATGCGATGTATGCGGCTTCCAGTACAGACTACCACAACTTAAAGAGTTAATTGTTAAGGGGAATAAGACTAACATTAGGGCGTGCCCTGAGTGCTGGAACCCAGACCAGCCGCAGCTTATGCTAGGTACGTTCCCAGTGGAAGACCCCCAAGCTATACGTAACCCACGGTCAGACTCTGCGGAGTTAGTAGCAAGTAGAGATATTCAGTGGGGTTGGAACCCAGTAGGGCTAAGCGACCCCTTTGGAATTACACCCGACAATTTGGAAGCCACAGGTGCTGTAGGGCAAGTTACGGTAACCACAAGCTAGGAGACAGAAATGAAAATGAAAGCTAGATCAAACGTAAAAGTACCCAAGGTAATTGAATTCCCTGATGAGCCTACAATGTACAAAGTAGATACTTGTAACCAACCGCCTAAAGATATGAAGACTAGCGGCATTAGAGTACGTGGTACAGGCGCTGCTACTAAAGGGCTTCTTGCTCGCGGACCAATGGCTTAGAGGGTTAGCTGGTGAACTACACCGAGCTTAAAGCGAACATTCAAGACATCTGTGAGCAGTCGTTTACGGACGACCAAATGGCTATGTTTACTCAGCAGGCAGAGCAGAAGATATATAACACTGTTCAGATTCCTGCGCTGCGTCGTAACCAGACGGGGAATTTAGGTATTGGTAATAGGTACTTGATATACCCAGTAGATTTCCTGTACCCGTTCTCTTTGGCGGTTATAGACGCTGCGGGAGATTACACGTACTTGCTGAATAAGGATGTTAACTTTATTCGTGAGGCATACCCCGGACCAACGAGTACAGGGACGCCCGTGCACTACGGCCTTTTTGACGATACAGCGTTTATTATAGGCCCGACACCCGATGCAGCGTATGAGGTAGAATTGCATTACGGCTACTACCCTCAGACTATTGTTACTGCGGGTACTACGTGGCTTGGGGATGAGTTTGATTCTGCGCTGTTAAATGGTGCTCTGATTGAGGCAATACGCTTTATTAAGGGTGAGCCAGATATGGTAGCCCTGTATCAACAAATGTACGTAGACGCTATGGCGCTACTCAAAAACTTAGGGGACGGCAAGATGCGGGAAGATATGTACCGCTCTGGTCAACTCCGTATAACCCCGCGTTAATTTAAAGAGAGGAAACACAAATGGCTATTTCACAAGCTATGGCTACATCATTCAAAGTTGAAATCCTTGGTGGAGACTTTGATTTTAGTT